CCAGATGCAGTACGACCAACACCAGACACGCCGGTTTGACCGTGTGAGAAAGAAGCCAAACCAGTTGATTCATCAGCCAGTTGACGAGCCTTGTCAAAGAGCTGCAGGTTTTGCTGTGCCACGTTAGGGAACTGTGTACCAAACAAAGCTTGACCGGGTGCTCCACCTTGTCTACGGAACACTTTGCCGGGATAGACAGACATGTCTTGACCGGGGGTAAGGTTGGTTTCATCAACTTCAAACACTAGGTTGCCAGAAAGAACCGCATTATCTACCGCCATGCGCATGAAACCATTCATCAGGGTTTGAGTGTCGTCCATGTTTTCGGCGACACCAACACCTGCAAGTGAGTAGGGGTTCAGTTCATAGGGGACAGCATAGTACGGAATCTTTGATGGCTTAAAGGGATTGAGGACGAGACGAATAATCTTGCCATTACAAAACCAAATGTTGGCCTGAAGTTCACCAGCATCCTCAAACTCTTTAGGGATGATGATCTCGTTGTCTTGCAACATCTCTACGTCCACATTACCCCAGTATTCCAAAACTTCAAAGCGTTCAACACCAAAGTTTGGTGCGTAGTCTTTCAAGTCATCTTCCCAATACTTCTTAACGTAGCTCTCACCCTGCTCAATAACTTGATCGATGACATTGCCACGGAAGAATGGACGCTTCTTCAAAGCTCTTAGTTGTGTGCGGTTGAGCTTGTGACGCTCAATGACGTATTGGCATTCTTCTGTGTTGTTTGCATCAGGGTCCCAATAGAAGTTCCACAAAGACACAGACGATGCATCAGGCACAGTCTTAATCAATGGATCATATGTACCATCGTCCTTCCAATTTGGATATTCCTTGTTGGTTGCGAACGGACCCTTCATCACACCTGTACCGAACAGCGCCATTTCGAAGGCAGTGGAGCGAAGATGCTTAGTTGCCCCTGTCTCTTCCAGCTGATCATGGATTTTCTTCTCCATCTTCTTAGCAGCCACCATAGCTGGATAGAAAGTTACAGAAGATGGTGTAGCACCTGCGCCTTCTTTGAGATTGGGCAGGTCTTTCAGGTCTTCCTGCATAGCACCCAACATCTCTTCCAGCTTATCCAAGTCAAAGCCTTCAGGAATGACAGCGCCTTCACCATAAGGAATTTCATTCTTCACTTTGGTGGGTTCTGTACCCTTTGGATCAGAGCTAACAGATTCGACAATGCCATCAGGTAGTACAGATGGGTCAATGCTCAGAGGAAACTTGTTATTGGAGAACAATACATCGGTGATTTGACCGTATGCTGCAAGCACCTTAGTCTTTGTCACCTTAATGAACACACGAGACTTCTCAGTCTCTGTAAACTGCACATCTGGACCGTACAAACCACGGTAGTTTCTGTAGGCACGTAGCCAACGTGTCTCATCAGAACGGCGACTCTCTTCGGAACGGGTATAACGCTCGTTAATAAACTGAATCAGTCCGTTGCCCTTGAACAAGTCCTCATCTTTAGTCTTGCTGTCGTCCAATGACAGGTTTCTGTCGTCCATAAATGATTGCTTAGTCGCCATAGTGTTCCTTTAATAACCGAAAACAGGGTCTGAAGTACGCATCCCTGCATGTGACGTAGTGAGAGGGTTGTAATCAAACAAATTGCTTCTCGGCCTACTCATAATTCCATATCTGATGGCATCATAGATGTGATCAACAGACTTTGTATCAATGTCTTCTGGATTCTTTTTATCCAATGGGAGCACTGGTAGTTGCGCTATAGTATTAACGCAGTTACTTGTTATAACCATCTTAGGCATATCTGTAAATGGGTCCATTTGCAAGCGTCTGTGCAATTGTTGCTTACCAGCCACCCTACTTCCAGCACTTCTGTCAGCAGGTCGCCACCTACAGCCTTCCATAATCATCGTTTCTGCGATGGATGGACCAGTGTCACCACGCTTTGCCCAACAACTGCTGTCTAATACACCGTATCGGATGACACCATCGTTGCGTTCAGCCTCTAACACCATGTGTGCTAGGTCTTTTGCCAGCACTTTAGACACATACAGCTCACGATAGATGATGAGTTGGTCACTTGGGGTGACAGCAAACCACATAACAGCTGAGAAGCTACCATATCCATAGTCACAAGACCTAAACTTAGCCCATGAGTTGGGAATGTCAAAGGGTTCAACCACATGAACAGCTCTGTTGAACTCAGGAAACGCTGCACCTTCGGCAACATCCCAGTTTCCCTCAAGCAATTGCTTACGTTGGTGCTCTGGAAGGGACAACAACATGGTTTCGTAGTCACCAGACTCCGACAAATATGGGTTGTCTGTCAACATCGCAGGTATAAACTTGCGTTTAAACAGGAATTCACCTTCTTTGGTGTGTCCTTTAGGGTAGGTCAGCGGCTTACTTGTCTCAATGTCTGTAGCCCAGAAGCTTTTACCAGCTGGAGAAGGGTCAATGAACATCTTCTTTACCCAAGCATGTCCGGGTCCACCGGGGTTGGTGGTAGATCTCATGTAGATTGGGAGGTCTGATGCAGCAGTACGTAGACGTGAGCGCATATAGTTGTATGCGAACGGCGTATGCCACTGTGTTAACTCATCAAAACCAATCCAGCTAAAAGCCAAACCCTGATAACGCATAACGTCCTCATCTCTGTCGAGGTAGGACATCCATAGACGAGCACCGCTAGGAGCTATCCATTGCATCTTTCGTTCTGACCATTTGATGCCCGGATAAATCTTCGGATACATCTCTTGGCTTTTCCAAATTAGTTCTCGTAGTTCTTCGGTTGTATGTCGTAACAACAACCCTGAGAATTGTGGATGACCCATGAAACGTAAAGGATCAGCCAACATAGCATAACTCTTGCCGCCACCAGCTGCACCACCGTATAACACTTCCCTTTCACCAGCTGCCAAGAAGAATGTCTGAGGGCCGGGGTTGGGCTTGAAGATGATGTTCTGAGATTCAACTACAGGCTCCTCAATCAACGGCTGGAGGGAAGGTGTCTCTAATGGCTCGGTATTGGTCGGTGTCGAAATAACTATCGCAGGACTCGGAGCCGACTCTTTTTTCGTAGGCTTCCGCTTTTTCAAGGGCTTCTTTGTACCGCTCGGCAAGCTTGCGATATGTTGAAGACCGTCTTTTAAAGGATTGCTCATCTTTGATTCGTTTACTTAGACCAACATGGGTTATAGACCGACCTGTAACTTTGGATAGCCAAGCTGCAACATCTCGTAAGCTGTATTGCTTTACATGCTTCTTAGCTTTCTCAAGAGCTTCCAGCTCAAGAGGAATTGGGAGAAGCATTGTTTCATCTTCCTCATCCTGTTTATAACCAAACGGTATAGTACGTCCAAGCTTTGGAATGGGTACATAGGTGTCCGTCTTGGGAGCCTGTGGCAATATCCACGCTCCAAGTTCTCTGGTCATATCTTAGTCCTCTGATCGATCCTTCGCTGGCAAAATCATCACACCGTTTGTGCTTTCAACTTGAACCTTGTCAGTCTTCACAAGACCAGCCCTGTCCAACAAATCTTTAGCAGCATTCATTTTCTCTTTGATGCCCAACTCAGTGGGGTCAAGTATACCACTAACCATAGCAATGGCTGCAGTGGGAGCATGCATAGCAATGTAGAGCTGTGTAGCTTCGATGATTTCTTCTTTGAGATAGTTGGTGATTTGAGAGGTTTTGTAGTTCTCTGAAAAGCCAGCCAACACTTTAGCTTTGGAAATATTTCCTTTAGCTTCGTGGAATAGTACATCAAGAAACTTCTTGTGTTGTTCTGTTAGTTCTTTAGCCATATATTTCTTTCTAATTATTTTGATCTGTTAGATAGGAAGAACTCTTCTACAGTACATAAGACATCAACGTGTGGACTAGCATGAGTAGTTGCTGTAGCCTTCATAACATCCCCAGCTTCAAATACAATATAGCCACCTGACCATTGAATAGTTTCCCCAGCAGTCAAATTCTTATCCCCAATGATGTGCATATGAGAACCATCAGCTCTTATCCATTCAATGCTAATGGCAGGAGTTGTTGTTGTAGCATTAGCTATGTACAACAAATTCATATATGCTCTACAATTTTGGGGACACGTATACAGCGTATACACTTGATCTCTCACAATGCATGCTACGTTATACGTTTTAGACTTAGAATCTGCCATTACTTCTTCTTGGCTCGGCTAGCAACAGACAAAGCAATAGCAATAGCTTGCTTATTATCTTTAACAACCTTACCACCTTTACCACTGTGAAGGGTTTTGTCTTTAAACTCACCCATAACTTTACCAACCTTTTTAGTCTGCTTAGGCGTGAGTTTAGTTTTAGCAACAACATCGCCGCCCTTTGCATATTCCATATATTG